GAGTTAAAAAAGTAAAAAATGTTGGAATAGCATTTACACAATTAGCAACACAAGGCAAAGATCTAAGAAAAGAATTGGAGTACGCTGGTTATTCATCTCAAGAACAAGTGGATGGTTTAGTTCAGTATATGGAAATGTTAAACAAATCCGGACAGCTACGATCAAAAAGTGACACTGAGATAGCAATAGGAGCTACTGAATATCTTAAAAATCTAAAGGCGATTTCAGCGTTTACCGGAGAAGATGTTAAAACAGCACAAAAACGGGCACAACAAGCCAGCGAGCAGTTAGCAGTTCAAGCAAAATTGAACAAACAAGGTCCGGGTGCTATGGAAAGATTTACGTCGGCTGTTGCTAGTATGGGGCCAGAAATACAAAAAGGCCTGCAACAAATGACAGCTTTTGATGGTACCATAGTAGATAAAAATTTAAATCAACTGTTAGCAGCTAGCCCTACACGTAAAAAATTATTAGAAGAAACTTATGCAGACATGCAAAATTCTGCCCTTGGTGCAGAAGAAGTTAATAAACGATACCAACAGAGAGTAAAAGAATATGGCGATGCTCTAAAAAATGAAGCATTAGCAGCCGGAGAAACATATGGTGCTATTACTTTGGCAACAGGTGCCCAGGGCGACGTGACTAATATGTTACAGCAACAGGCAGATCTAGGAAGAAAAGGCGAAGCTGCTAGAGAAAAAGAAATAGCTGCCTTGGGTGACACTACAGTACAAATGAGTAGACTAGTAACTGAAGGAATTGATCCATTTAGAGATTCTATCATTGCAGCAGAACGAGTAAATCGCGAAAGACTGCCGCGGATGATCAATGATATGACTGGTGTCACTGAAGCCTATGTGCGAACGTTAAACCCAGCCAAGATGATGGCTGAACAAGAAAAGCAAATGAGAGAACTAATGACAAAAGCACTAGGTGAATTTGCCAAAACAGATATTTTTACAAAACCAGGCGGTCGAGCAGCTGAAGTAATGACAGGCACTGTAGATGTATTGGTTAAAGGTTTAAGCGTGGCGTCTGATAAACTAGGCAAGGCAGCAGACAAGTTAGGAAAATTTGCCGATGATGTAGGAAATTTAATAAAGAAAATTCCTGGTGTTGGGTCTACCAGAGACTCTGGCACCTTGGGAATGACAGGATCCTTATTTGAAAAAGAAGATTTTTTTGGTAAAGTTGCTAAAGGTGAAACTGTTCTTACACCACAACAATTAGAAAATCTAGTAAAAGGAGTAAGTACCACTGGCATTCAAGCAGGTCAGCGATCAACGGATAAGCTAGATGCAAATATGGCATCTGTATTTGAACAGTTTACTGATAAAAATAAATCTGGTGTAGATGATGTAAAAAATACTATAACATCAATGTTTGGTAAATTATCTGCAGTTAAACAACCTGATATAAATCTAGCAGTACCAAATCCAAAAAATGATAATTTGCAAATAAGCAGTAACCAGATAAAAGATAGTTTTGCACAATCAATGGCAGCATTTCAACAACAAAAACTAGAAGCAGAAACAGCCAAACCTGCTGCGGATGATACAGAATCTACAAAGATAGTTGAAGCAATACAAGAAGCTTTTTCTGGACAAAACGGCTTTAATCAGATGTTATCTAGCCTTAAAGGACAATTAGAAACAGACAATGGTAAGCAAATAGCTGTATTACAGGAACAGGTATCAAAATTAGAAGACTTATTATCAGCCATGCAAGACAATGTAGATTACTCAAAAAGAATAGCTGACAACATAGCTTAAACACGGTAAATACTATATTCATTGAGATAACATATGACTTGGCGTAAGTATTTTAAAAGTAGCAATCTACCCAGTAACATTAGTCCTCTAGGCAGTGGTCGTATGCCAGATCCTGGTTACAGAAACTATCAGAGCAATCTTCCAGATGTGTATATAGGACACCCTAATCGTATTGAACGTTATAATCAATATGAACAAATGGACATGGATTCAGAAATTAATGCAGCTTTAGATATTTTATCTGAGTTTATGACTCAGAAAAACGAAGCTAACAATACTCCATTTGACATTAAATTTAAAGATGATCCTACAGATAATGAAGTAAAAATTATAAAAGAACAACTTCAACAATGGGTCAAATTAAACGAATTTAACAGCAGAATATTTAAAATAGTAAGAAATACCATAAAATACGGTGATCAAGTGTTTGTTCGTGATCCAGAAAACTTTAAATTATTCTGGGTAGAAATGAGTAAAGTGGTCAAGGTTATTGTTAATGAAAGTGAAGGCAAAAAACCTGAGCAGTATATTTTAAAAGACATTAATCCTAACTTTGAAAATCTTACAGTCACAGCAGTGACTACGTCTGACCAATACATGAACCATCCACAAGTAGGCGGTCCAAGTGGTAGTTACATTCAACCTAGTGTACCAACAGGCGGCGGCGGCAGATTTACTCGTGCGCAAAATGAAGCAGCGATCAATTCTGAACATGTTGTGCATCTAAGTTTAACCGAAGGTTTAGATGTATATTGGCCATTTGGCACAAGTGTACTAGAAAATGTTTTCAAAGTGTTTAAGCAAAAAGAATTACTAGAAGACGCAATTATTATCTATCGAGTGCAACGTGCTCCTGAGCGTAGAGTATTTAAAATCGACGTGGGTAATATGCCCAGTCACATGGCTATGGCATTTGTTGAGCGTATCAAAAACGAAATCAGTCAGCGTCGTATTCCTACTCAAACAGGGGGCGGTGCAAACATGATGGACGCCACATATAATCCATTGGCACAAATGGAAGATTATTTTTTCCCTGTAACAGCCGAAGGTCGCGGATCTAGTGTTGACACATTACAAGGCGCAAGTAACCTAGGAGAAATCACAGACTTACGCTATTTTACAAACAAATTATTCCGTGGCCTGCGTATTCCTAGCAGTTACTTGCCGGTTACCTTAGAAGACGGTACACAAGCATTCAATGACGGGCGTGTGGGTACAGCCTTGATTCAAGAATGGCGATTTAATCAATATTGCCAGAGACTACAAAGCAGTATTATTGAAACTCTAGATCAGGAGTTTAAACTGTTTATGCGTTGGCGCGGTGTAAACATTGATAGTCAGTTATTTGAATTAATATTTGAACCGCCACAGAACTTTGCACAGTATCGCCAGGCTGATGTTGACAGTGCTAGAATTGCTACATTCACTGCACTTGAGGCATATCCATATTTTAGTAAACGTTATCTAATGAAACGTTATTTGGGTATGAGTGAACAAGAAATGAGCGAAAATGAAACCATGTGGTCAGAAGAACAAGGTGATGTTGAGCTAGCCCCGGTCGAAGATCCCAATTTAAGAAGTGTAGGTATAAGTCCAGGTGGTATAGCTGGCGATTTAGAAAATGTTGCTCCGCCCACAGAAACTCCTCCAGAAGGTGAAGCCGGCGCACCAGGCGGAGCAGTACCAGCAGCAGGAGGACCAGTGGGCGTTCCTGCACAAACGGCACCCGCTGGTGCAACAATTTAACAGGTTTGAGTAAATAGTATTATGATTGTTACAGAATTATTTGACCCTGCTAAACCTGGATACGAAACTCCTAGCTTGGATAATACACCTCTTAAGCTGTCAGATCTACGCAAAACTAGACTTACTCTAGCCGATCTAAGTAGACTGAGAATGGCCAATGATGTACGTAAAGTAGAACACGAAAAGAAATTAGAAAAAGTATCAAAACAGTATAAACCGCCTGCAGCAGTACCTGCACCGATGTAGTCCGCCTAAATCCTTCAAAAAAACACCATTTAACCCTATTATCTAGGTATTTTAGTAAATAAAATACAGCCATATTATTATTTTAAGGAGTCCCTAATGAACAAATATGAACAGCTAATTGAACACATTATCAACGACGAGGAAGACAAAGCTCGTGCGTTGTTTCACGAAATCGTGGTTGAAAAATCACGTGACATTTACGAAAGTCTAATGGATGAAGAGTATGCTGAAGAAGCAGTAGGCGGTGATCAAGTTGAGTCCATGGTTGACGAAATCTCTATGGATGAAACAGACGGCATCGGTGAAGGCGACGACGAAGATGACGGCGAACTAGACATGGGCGACATGAGCGATGATGGCGACGAAAGTCCAATGGGCGGCATGGACGACATGGGCGGCGAAGAAGATCTAGAGCAAAAAGTTATGGATCTCGAGTCAGAATTAGAAGCATTGAAAGCAGAATTTGAACAACTGATGGGCGGCGACGACGACATGGGCGACGACATGGGCATGGATGACATGGGCGACGACATGGGTGGCAACGGTGACGAATTCAAGATGATGGAAGAGTCAGACGACGAAGAAGAAATGACCGAAGCCAAAGAAGAAGATGACGAAAAAGATGACGACGACAAAGTAGAAGAGTCTGTATACGAGTCAAAGCGTCAGCCACTACAAAAGACCGCAGTAGATCTAATGCGTGAATATGTAGAAAAAATCAGCGCACCAAGCAACACAGAAGGTCAGCCAGCAGGTACTAGTACAGGCGGCGATCACGCAAATGTAAACACCCAGTCAACAGTAGCAGGTAAAAACGACATGGGCGGTACTGCTAAAAATTTAGTACAAGGTGGCACTGGTGCAGATGCTAATCCTGATGGCACAAGTCCAAAAGGTAAAGTTGATGGCAAACTAGTAAAGAATGTACAAGAGATTGACGTTGCTAAACGCAATGTAAATAAGCCCGGTGGTAACAAAGGTGCGCAGAATTTCTACAACACCAAAGCTGGTGCCAAAAAGGGCGAAGGGCAAACTACCGATGGATCAGTACCTGTCCAGAAGAAGAGTATTGAACCAGGTGGTAATTAATTAGGGCAATAATATGGCTTTGTACCTAAAAGAAGATCTTACTTTTGACCGTGCTCAGATAGAAGTCTTATCCGAAGATTCTACCAACGGTCAAGGTAAGAATCTGTATATGAAAGGGATATTCATCGAAGGAGGCGTGAAAAACGCTAACGAACGTGTTTATCCTGTTTCTGAAATTGAAAAAGCCGTAACACAGATCAACGAACAAATCAAAACAGGACACAGTGTTCTTGGCGAAGTTGATCACCCTGATGACCTAAAGATTAATTTGGATCGTGTGAGTCACATGATTGAAGGCATGTGGATGGATGGTCCTTGTGGTCACGGCAAATTAAAAATCCTACCAACACCAATGGGTAAACTAGTGGAAGTTATGTTAACTTCTGGCGTTAAGTTGGGGGTGAGTAGCCGTGGATCGGGTGAAGTAGGAAGTAACGGACATGTTAGCGGATTTGATATTATCACTGTTGACATAGTAGCACAACCTTCGGCTCCGCATGCATATCCCAAAGCACTTTACGAGGGCTTGATGAATATGCGTCATGGACACCGAGTGTTAGATGTGGCTCGTGATGCCACACAAGATCAAAAAGTACAGAAGTACCTGAAAGAAGGCATTACACGCCTTATCAATGACCTTAAGTTAAAATAGGAGAAACCTGATGTTATTAGATGCTATCAAACCATT